AACAAGCAAAACTACGCCTAGAATGCCACCCCATTTAGTAAGATTTGTAACCAAAGTTTCATTTTCTTCTGCCCATTCTGTAATCTTTCCAACTATTTCTGTAGCTTTTTCTATGAATGGAGTTACGGCAGGGATTAAAATATCTCCTATTGTTCTACCTACCCCAGCTAAAGACACTTTTAAATCATTCATTCTGTCAGTAAAATCAGCCCCAGCCGTTGCCGACTCTGTAGATATTACGCCATTAAGCTCTTTTGCTTTTTCCATTAAATCATTAATTCCACCTTCACCCTGTTTTAGAAGTGGTAATAATTTTGGTCCAGCTCTTGAGCCAAATAAATCCATTGCAAGTGCGGCTTGTTTCGTGGGATTATCTATCTCTGCAATTTTGGTAGCAGCCTCTTTTAAAACGTCAATCGTCGGTCGCAAATCCCCTTCAAAATCTACGACTGATATACCTAATTCATCAAAAGCTTCTTTACCTAAACCTATACCATTAGAAGCGTCATCCATAGAGGTAGTTAAGCCCTTTAACCCTATTTCTACGGTGTCAATAGATGTTCCCGTTATATCTGCCGCATAAGCTAGAGCCGATAAAGCCTCAACTGATACACCTGTTCTAATACTCATCTTGTCAAATTGGTCGTCAACTTCAGCAGTCTTTAAAATTATTGCAGCAAAAGCACCGGTAATAACGCCACCGGCAATGGTAGCTACTCTGCCAACACTAGCAAGTTTATCAGAAAATTTTGTAACATTTTTTTCTGCACCATCTAAAGCTGCTTCTAGTCCCGAGGCATCACCCATAATTTTAACTTTTAATTCTTTGTTTGTAGCCAATATTACTTCACCCCCATTCCAGCCGAAGACGATTTATAGTGTCCAAATTTCAACTTATATATTTCGATTGCATCATCTATTATTAAATCCAAATCAGAAAGAGGAACTGCCAGCACATCATTATATGTATAATTATAAGCAAATGATAGTACCTTTATTATTTGCCGGAAGCCCCCGTAATAAAATACTTTTTTAAATGTGTTATTTGAAGGATTGCCGCTTGTACTCTTTCAAATTCATCCAACCCTATCATCTCTTCAAAATCATTTACCGTTAAATCCTTTGTGTCGGGATTCCATTTTTTGATTACGTTTAACATTACTTTAAAGGTAAAATCAAATGAAGCGGTCGCATCACCCTTTTTTAAATTCTTTCTTTCTATATTCATTTTCTTTACATCAAGCATCGATAAAGGTTTTATTATATATTCCTTATCGCCTATTTTAACAGGTGAAGTATATATAATTTCCTTTATTTTCTCCACCGGCTTTTTCATATCTATTGTCTTTAATCCTTCAAGTTTTACTTTGTCAGTCATTTTTCTATTTCCTCCTGTTTATTTTTTTATTTATCCTGCGTATACTGAAGCGGCCTGGTCGTTAATAAGATTAATTAACATAGCATATCCGGCAGCGTCATATTTTGCTTTAGCTGTAACTGAAACGGTTAATCTTCCCGGTCCACCAATATTAATTGGAAATGCTGTGTATCTTACTTTCGGAAAATTAATATCTAATGTGTACGGTGTAGATGCTGCATCTGCTCCGACAACTGCACCCTCAAATATTATTTGAAACTGCTGTTCGGTACCTGCAAGGAATTTATCGTATTCGGTCTGGTCTATAAAGTCCATTGTGAAGGTAATAGGTATTTCCCTATATCCTGATCGAATTATCCTTCGTGCTATAGCTGTGTTATTTAATGTATATTTAGGTACGCACTTATTATCCCAATTCAATGTAAAACTTTCACAATCTAAATTAGGAGCTCCTGCTGCCGTTCCGCCTATACCAATCTTTACATTTTCCCAGAGGAAAGGATTTGTAGCTTCTAATGCCATCGCTGTTTTTGTTACATATCCACCATCTTTAGCGATAATACCTAAACTTGCTTTTAATATTTTATCACTATTAGAAAAGTTAAGCTGTAAGGTATTTACGACACACCCCTTAAATTCATAAGCCCTGTTATCGCTATCATCCCGGTAAATCTCAAAAGTATAAGGCCATAACGGTGTAAGTTTTGCCCCTGCTCCAAATTCCTGCGCTTCGGTCTGCATTGGTGTGAATATATGTTTCCTTGCCACGTTTGCTGTACCGGCTACTACCATTCTTATATCGTCAATTCGAGTGGTAAATTCTGCTAAATCTGCACCTAATCTGATGGCTACTGATATTACTGTACCATAACCGCCCGTTAAATCACCTGTTGCGACTGTAACCTCTGTCCAAGTATTTGCCGCCAAAACACCAACATTCTTAACTAGAGGACTTCCACCACAACCGCTTGTTTCTGAAATTAATATTTCTAAATCTGTGGCATCGGTTAATTCTATACTTGTTTTAATCCAAAATTTTAAAGATGTAACTGCACTCATATCAATCCCGGCAAAATCTTTATAAGCTAAAATAGTGCCGTCTGTCACTCCTGCCGGACACTCAATCTTAATTGAATATGAACCTTTCTTTTTATCAATTGCATCTAAACTTGCTATTACGCTTGCATCAGAAATCCAGGCTTCCTCACAATCGCAAAATTCTGTTTCAGTACTATCTGCTAAATCTCCACCAGTTGGAGCACCTAAAGCACTTCGCAAAATATGTCCTATACTTACCGGATGTACTTCCATTACAAGAGAACCTGCTACCCCTTTCTGTCCTTGATAAGATACAGGTTCATCTAAAATACCTCTTTGAATAGCACTTACTACTTCCTCAATATCTCTCGTTAATCCTTCACTAACAAAAGGCAAAAATACATCATTATCACCTGTTACACGAGTACCCCATGTTGTTTCCTTTTTGATTCCAATATGACCTCTATTTCCTATAGACACTTAAATCACTTCCTTTCTTTTTCTATATTTTTTAACCACTTTCTTTTTCTCTTTTACTTTTACTAAATCGAAATAACCGGAGTCCGTATATCTTTTTGCCTTCTCCTCATCTCCAACTACCACGAATTGGTTAGGTGTAAACATTCCTAATCCATGTATTTCTAACCCCATACTCCGATTAAATTTTATTTTCACTGGCATAATCATCACCACTTTTCTTTATTATTTTCTTACCCTTTTTCTTTTTGCTTTTAACCTTTTTAAACATACCAGTCCTTAAAAACTTATCTATTTTGGTTTGGTCATGTTCATCAATAACATCACCTCGTTTTAAATTACCTGCTCCAATAACCCACATTTCAGTATTCATGGTATATTTTAATTTCATAATCTTGCTCCTTATGCCCTTGTTACAAAATTTTGTTTAAGCATAATGTCCATATCTATTTCAACCCCTCTGAATGGGTAATTCTCAAATTCAAAACGTGTATTTGGTAAACTATAAGTAACACATGTACCGTCTAAATCCACATATGCACCCAGGGCTTTTTTAATGTCATAATCAACGTCTAATATACCCTTTGTAGTGGCATCACCAACTATCTGCTTGTCTATATCCATAACCTTTATATAGGCAAATATAGTTATGCCCAAATCTATTTCTATTCCATGCGGCATGGTGACATCTCTTTCAGGTGCGTTTGTCGGCTCTAAAAAGATACAAGGGAAATTGCTGGTTGGAACATCTGAACGAGTGCCGGAGTATACTTTTTTTATATATACTTTTAACACGTCATCAGCTTCTAAAATGGATTTTACTTTATTAAAAATGGTTTCTAATTTCATTTAATAATCTCTCCTAAGTACTCGGTAAAGATTTTGACTATGTTTTTATTGTCCTCGTCCTGGAATAATAAGAATTTCCGTTGTGGTATTCTGCCTTTTCCTGTTTGGTGTGCTGCCATATATTGAACATCCGTTCCTATTTCTACCTGCTTATTAGATATAACTTTATAAGCCATCGAACCCTTGCCCCTTCCGGTATCTTGTAATATCTTCGCTCCTCTGCCATGTTTACGCCTCATTGCTAAAGTCATATCCGATAATGGTGTCCATTTATCCGGTCTACCTTCTGCCCTAAAGTTCTTGTCTATCGATCCAACCATTAATATCCCGGCACGTTTTAAAGGTATTCTTAAATCTTTTCCCTTATCTCCTGCTTTCTTTAGTAGTGCTTTAATCTGTTCGTTATTCTCTATTTCAAAAGAAAATACTGCTCCACCTTTAGCAGCCATCGGCATCATCCAAATCAGCTAATTTATCAACATCAATATCCCAATGGATTTCATCTCTTTCATCAAAGGTTGGTTTGTATCCTTTAGTGGTAGATTGTATTTCATTAACTTCTACGGTAATTCCTTCAATCTGTGTTGTGCCATTTGCAATAGATTTTAAGGTTTCCTTCGCTTCTTTGTATCTATCAATCCAATCGTTTATAGATGGTGTATTTCCTGCATACAGACCACGCATAACAAAATAAGAAGCTATATCTTCTGCAAGGGATTTTATGATATCAGGTAAAGGACTGGCTGCATCTATAGCATTTAACATATCCACACTAAATGCAGCCCTCACTTCGGCATCACCTTTTACAATAGCTTTAGTGGTTAATGCTTCGGCTACATCAGCAGCAACCATGTTTATATTTGTTAAAATATCGGTTCTTTCGCAAAAAGCTGTCATAAACTACTCCTTGATTTCTGGGGATACCCGTTAAGATATCCCCATTATACTTTTAAATTAATTATTTAAGCTATTGTCGCAAATGGTAAAGTTCTTGTTCCATCGCTACCAGTCAAGATATTTCCACACATTAATGTAAGTCCACAATCAAATCCACTTGCCTTTGCAGCTGCACTTATTAAACGATTATTTACAACTAACCAATTATCAGAGTTTTCGTCAATAGTAAGAGTAGTTGCATAAATAGTATTACCTCTTAAACTACAAGCGTAAAAAGTCGAATTATGGATTGCTATTCCAACAGAACCATAAATTAAGTTGTCTACAATCTCACATTCGGTAGCATCCCCTGCTGGAATATCAATACCAGCGGTTGAGAACATTACCCCTGTATTCCATTTAGGAAGGAATTTGCAACCGACTACTTTTACGTAATCTGGTTTCACTAATTGAAGTCCAATGGTTTCAGCTGCATTGGCTACAAATCTACAGTTATGAAATTCTAATCCGCCATTATTGGTATTCTTAAAAATAATACCACCAGCACCCCAGAACTCCATATTATAAAAATGACATCCCATTCCTGAACTTGTAGGGATAACATGATTTCCGGTTAATCTACAATATGGATTTGCATTACAAGAACCCACTCCAATTACATCGGTTTTATCAGCAAGTAAAACTAAATTTTCAGTTAGTGCATCACCTTTACAAAAAATGGTATTTCGTGCAGCATATCCCCTTTCGTCAGCTCTGGCAATATTGGCATGACTTGCGGCTAAAGCAACTGCAAGGGTTTTAAATGCTTTATCCCAACTTAAACCATCTTGAGTATCAAGCCCTGCGTTTCCTTCTACATAATAAACAGTACCTTGTATAGCTGGTAATCCCAATCCACCGTAAAGGTCAATACCTTTTAAATTGATTGCCTCAAAGTAGCTTTTCCTTCTAAATTTATCAATTCCCATAATTAAACACTTCCTTTCTTTTAATCTTTTAGAGGGCAGATATAAAAACCTGCCCTCGTTGTAATTTCTAAGTTGTTTTAGGCTATGGCTGTTTGGATCAAGTAACCACAATCTACAGAAACGATTTCCTCATCCTGTATTTGCGATACTTCATACCAATCACTATGTCTAGTTTCAAGCCTTGCTGTTCTTGTTTTGTTTTTACCAACTTTAAAGGTATAACCAAGAGTAAATTTCTTTAATCCAGGTTTATTTTCTACATAAGCTAATATGGCATTTTTACCCCATAAATAACTATAGCTTGCAGTCTGTCCTTCGTTGGCTGTGTTATAACCGGACTGTCCAATAATAACCTTTTCTACTTCAAATAAATCTGCTAACATTGCAGCAGTAATTATACCTTTGCTAGTATATTTAAAGCGGTCAATAACGTCTGGATGATGTTTCAGTTGGTTATAAACCTGAACACCCAATAACAGAGTATTTGGATAACGGAAAATCTTACCATGAATGGTTTCTTTACCGGTCTCAATATCTCCAACAGGATTAGAGTTAACATAATCAGACCATAAATCAGTTCCGGTAAGTGCAGTATAATTGGTTAATACAGTTTCATCGGTTAATATATCAACAATTCTCTTTTCTTGTGCAAGTGCATTTATATCAGTCAAAAATTCAACAGTATCAACTTTTAAATTTAGTGGTTTATCTGCATTAGCTTTTTCCCGGTCATCAACTAAATCGTTTAAGGCATACTCTTTGCATGAATAACTATCAGTTGTAACGGTCCAATCGACTGTTTTACTTTCTGATTTAGGCGCTCTTAAATTATTAGGCACTCTAAATCTATCAGCTTTTGAATTATATTTATAGTATATATCACTTTCTTTTTTAACTGCTACTACTGGCATCATT